CGCGGTGGCTGAGTGGATGACCAGAACAGCAGCAGATCCCAATGAGATTCCAGATGATTACCAAATCCGCACACTATGAGCACCAACCCAGATCACCCCACCATCCGATTGATGAGAAAGCTGAGCACCCGCCAGGGATTCATTGATGAGGTGTACACCAGGCTGCCAGCAGAGAAGACAATGGTGGAAGCATACTGGTCTGTGGAGTATGATCACATGAGCTTCTTTGATCGTCCCAGGTACAGTGGTCATGAGAGCTTCAAAACAGTTCTGAGCAAGGCCAGAAAGCTCAAGAAACAAGGCGGACAGTAATACCCTTCCAACCATCCCTGTCTCTTGCTTTGGCTATTTGCCCGCGCTTAATTCCTGTTGCCTCCTCAGCATCGCGCATCGAAAAGAACTTGCCAAGGAATACCTCATCACGGAACAATTCAAACGGCTTGGCCTTTGGTTTTTGAGTCAGTGGTTGGTCTTTGTCGAAAGGTGTTTCGTCATCAGCCCACTTCCAAATAAACCCACCCATACTCTTTCGCTTGCCATTACAAACATCATTGACATTGGAAATGCCCAGCTCCGTTTTTGGCTCCCTTGAACTGTTCCACATCCGGATGATGGCCCCTGTTTTTTTGTCGATTTGCAACACCCTTCTGCGCACAGTTTTCGAACGTTGTATCTCAATTTTCAGTGCGGGTTTTTCTGAGCTGACCAGAAAAAAATTACCATTACTGAACTGAGTTTTCTCAATAGAAGTGTCTATGCCATCGCGACGTAAAACCCCGGCTCTGTCTGCCTCACGCAACGAGGGGAACGACTTTACAAAGTTGCCCTTGAAATCGTATTGATGGACCTGCCTGGAAGTTGCAGTGTTTTGGTTGATGAACGGCTCAATCGTCGCCTCCGGTTCTTTTGTGAATCGTCTCCACAAAAACCCAGCAACATTGTTTACGCCATTCGTTGGGTTTGTGGCAGCAGAGATGTTGTGCACGTTCGTATCAAATTGTGCTGCAGCTTCGTTTGTGCTGTCGTGAATCTCCAAAAGCTGTCCATCTAAGGAGTATCGGGCCACGGCTTTGCCTTGGGCAACTGAGTAAGCCTCGCGAGCTTCCGCTACAGCTCTTGAACTTGGTATGAAGCGCTTCTTTGTGCTGCCCGGTAAGTTGGCCATTGCAAAAAAACCCGCTGCCAAATTTCGAGATTTCGGAAAAGCTCTGTGCAGCAGCCAATGTGCAACAAAGTGCTCTCTGCCTGATAGTTCGATAAGGTTTCTGGGGTCATTAACATGGTCCAAAGATTCAGTTGGTAAGAGTCCTGAATCATACACGGACTTTGGTACAATATGATGGGACTCCAGGTAGCCTGAACGTTGAAGTCCTCTGCGGGTTTCAATCAGTTTCCAGTAGTGCTTTAGGTAGTCCATTGTAGTGTTGCAAATATCGGGTTTTTTATTGACAGGGTTTACCAGGAACGGGATCCCCCCTGGGGATTTTCGCGGCCATGAGTATCATCAGCCGGATCCTCGGCAACCCATCCAAAAAGACCAAGCAGGAGAGTGAACAGCGGGGGCAATTTGTTGCCCCTTCAAGGTTTGCAGCCTTCCTGGGGCTGGGCACCAAAGCTGGGGTGAGTGTCTCTGAAGAAGGGGCAATGGCTCTCAGCGCTGTGTACAGCTGTGTGAGGCTCATTGCATCCAGCATTGCTTCCCTGGATCTCCACCTGCACCGGGTGGATGGTTCGCTCAGAGAAGTGGCCAGCGATCATCCAGTGTACAGCTTGCTGAACAGCAGCCCCAGTGAGAGCATGACAGCTTTTGATTTCTGGGAGCTGATGATCTCAGATGCCCTGATTCATGGCAAGGGCTTTGCCTTGATTGAGCGGGGATCAGTCACAGGCAGACCAGTCCAGCTGCATCTGCTCACAGCTGATCAGATGAAGCAGCACAACATTGATGGTCAGCTGGCATACACCCACCGGGATCTGGATGGTCCAATCTTCCCAGAGGATCTGCTGATCATCAAATGTTTCAGGGGGATCTCGCCAATCAGACAGCACATGGAAGGCATTGGCCTGGCTATGGCTGCACAAGAATTTGCTTCCAGGTACTATGGATCAGGAGGGAATGTGGGTGGTGTACTGTCCACAGATCGCACCCTCACCAATGATCAGTATGAGAGATTGAGACAGTCCTGGCAGCAGACACATGGAGGCCTGGGCAATGCTCATGAAGTGGCGATCCTGGAACATGGTCTGAAGTATGAGCCCATGAAGGTGAGCATGGCTGAATCTGAGTACATCAAAGTGCGGGTGCACGGTGCCCAGGAGGTGGCCAGGATCTTCCAGGTGCCCAGCTCCATGATAGGACTGGAAGCCAACGTGACATACAACGGGGCAGAGCATCAAGATCTCCAATATGTGAAGCACACCCTGGTGCCCTGGGTGCGAAGGATTGAGGATGAGATCACAGCCAAGCTCCTGAGAGAAGGAGAGAGAGGCCAGGTGATCCCTCGCTTTGATCTGAACAGCTTGCTGAGGGGTGACACCTCCAGCAGATCTGACCTGTACAGAACAGCCTTGCAAAGTGGCTGGATGAGCATCAATGAAGTCCGAGCCCAGGAGCAGCTCAATCCCATTGGCCCATCAGGTGATCTCCACCTGGTCCAGGTCAATCAGCTGCCTGTATCCAGCATGGAAGACTATGCAGCCAGCGTGACCAACACAAATCAGAACCAAAATGAATGAACTGAATAAAACTGTGGACGGCCATGATGTGCTGATCCATGAAGAGACCAAAAGAGAGCGCAGATATCTGACCATGAATGTTGAAGCCAGAGATGGCGAAGAAGGAGATGGAAAGACAGTGGAGGGATATGCAGCAGTGTTTGATACAGATGCTGATCTGGGATCCTTTACAGAGCGCATTGAGCGCGGTGCTTTTGATGCTGCCCTGGCTGATCCTCAGCTGGATGTGGCAGCGCTGTTCAACCATGATCAAAACCAGATCCTGGCAAGGAACAGAGGAGGGGAAGGCAACCTGGAGCTGTGGACTGATGAGAAAGGCCTGAAGTACAGATTCAAGCTGGGAGATCAATCCTATGCCCAGGATCTGGGGATCAATCTCAGAGAGGGCCTGGTGAATCAGAGCTCATTTGCTTTCTCCATCAAAGAGGATGACTGGACACAACGTGATGGGAGGGATCTCCGGACCATCAAGGCAGTCAATCTTCATGACATCTCCCCAGTGGTTTTTGCTGCCTACCAGCAGGCCACTTCATCCATAAGGTCCCAACAAGAACAACCAACCCAGCCTGCTGCCACCTCAATTCGGGACCGAGCAGAAGCGCAGCTGGCTATCTACAAAATGACAATATGAAAAACAGTCTGAAAATGAAGGAGCAGCGGGCCACTTTGGTGGAAGAGCTCCAGGCAGCTGTGGATCTTGCAACCAAAGAAGGGCGCGATTTCTCAGAAGCTGAAGAAACCCGACAGGCAGAGATCCATGATGAGGTGAAGACCTTGGATGGAAAGATCACCAAAGCAGAAGAGACGGAATCAATCCTTCTCCGAAATGTTGCAGCAGCAGCTCCAGCATCCAAGTCTCAAGAGAAAGAGGTGCAGGAAGTCCGCAAGAGCTTCAGCATGTCCAAGGCCATCAGTGACATTGTGAACAAGGGCCAGCTGACAGGATTGGAAGCAGAGATGGCCCAGGAGGGCCGATCAGAAATGGCCAAGATGGGCAAGACCACCCGTGGCAATCTCACCCTGCCATCTTTCTTGATGGAAGGCCGAGCCAATGAAAGCTATGGAACCAGCTCTGATCCGGCTGGAGATTCATCAGTGACCCTCCAGGGACAGTCTGGGATCATTGGCAAGGATGTGGCTGCAATGGCTGCAGGCTTGCGACCAGTACCAATCATTGAGCAGATGGGGGCAACCCGCATCCAGGCTCAGGGTGATGTGGTGCTTCCAGTGCTTCCCAATCAGGATGCCACAGAAACAGTGGAAGGAGCAACAGTCAACAACATTGATGGTGACTTCGGTGCAGTGACGTTGAGCCCTAAGCGCTTTGCAATGCGCATGGATTTGACCCGTCAGCTGTTGGTGCAATCTGCTGCCAATCTTGATGCAGTGATCCAGGCTGACATGGCCAACGCCATTGCCAACAAGCTGGATGAGGACATCATCTCTGACATCTTTGCACAGCTTGCAGCTGCCAGCAAGATCACCAATGGATCTGTGTCTTCAACCACAGTGTGCACTGCCACTGACTTTGCAGATATCCTCAGCCATGAGGGTGGCTTCTTGAGTCAGAATCCAGCAGGCCAGAGTTTGGCCCTTCTCATGGATCCCACAATGGCTTCCTATTTGAAGGGAGTTGAATCCAGTGCAGGTGGCCAGGTGGCAAACTTGAACAACAATGTGCTGGGCTTCCCTGTGTTCACATCAACCAATGTGAAGCAGCAGACTGTGGTGGCTGATACCTACTTCAGCGGGATCTCCAGCACTTCAACTGAGACAGCGGTGCGGCCAATCCTTTTCCTGGATCCGTCTGATATTTTTTATGCAGTCTTCGGTGGCTTGGATGTCACGGTGGACCCATACACAGACGCTCACAAGGGCCAGGTGCGCTTGATCGCTGACTACTATGCAGATGGTGCTATTCGTCGCGTGGGATCAGGTCGGATCCTTGCAGGCTTGACAGCAAATGCCACACCAGCATAAGCTGATTTGAACAACTGAGAAAGGGGGCTGGCATTCAAGCTGGCCCCCCTTTTCACATCCCATGATCTCATGAAACTGGAAAGAACATCCACCACCACATACACAGATGTGATCAGCCTGGCCACTGCCAAGGCTCACCTGCGGGTGGACCACAGTGATGAGGATGCACTGATCACCTCCCTGATCAGCACAGCAGGAGAGATTGTGGAAGAGTACACTGGACAATACCTGTCCAGCTGTGGCTTCACTTACTATGCAGACCACTTCACCAGTGTGATGAAGATCCATGCGGGTCCTGGGGTGAGGATCCTCACAGTCAAATACTATGACACGGATCACACACTGCAGACCTGGCCAGCCACTGAATATCACTCTGATGTGAAGAGCCACCCCATGCGGGTGCAATTTGAAAACCTGCCCACAGAGGTGGATGATCGGGTGCATGCTGTCCAGATCACAGGTGATGCTGGATACTCCACAGTGCCAGAGACATTGAAGAGCGCCATGCTTTTGATCATTGGTCATCTGTATGAGCACAGGAAGGATGTCCT